ATTAAACGTTTGTTTGCTTTTAAGATTATCTTACCCCCTCCCATTATTTTTTTTTATTATACTAACTTCATTCTTTAGATGGTCTATTGCTTTACTTAAACAATCTATTGGTGTGCTGTGTTTTCTTTTATTTCTTAATATGTAAGCTAATGCACTTGCACAGTTGTAACTTAATTTATAATCTTCTATAATGTCAAAAGCTTTATACCCATATACCATTCCTTTGTAATAGTGTGGAGTATTGTCAATAGGCTTGTTCCTATCAGTATCAAAATAATATTTACTTTTTTCTTTCATAATCTTTTATTCCTTTTCTATATTCAACGCCCTCTCTTGAGCTTTTTAAATTGTGACATTTATTGCATAACGACTGTAAGTTTTTAATGTTTAATGCTACTGCCATTCCACCAATACTTATTGGTGTTATATGGTCCACCATTTGTGCAGCTGTTGTTTCACCTTTACGTTTACACATCTCACATAATGGATTATCTTTAATGTAAAACTTTCTTGTCATCCTCCATGCTTTACTGTGATAGAATGCTGAGTTATCATGTTGCCTTGTATGCTTAGGCATTGTCTTAATCCAGCTTCTTTTTTTTGCTTTAGGTAATGTTGGCATAATATTTAGCTTCTTTAATTATATCTTGATTCTCTTTTATTTTCTTTCCAAGTATCTTAAAAAACAATTCCATTTCATCTTTATATTCATCATTGCTTATAACATATCCTAATGTTGAAAGCATATAGATTGTCTTTATATATTCTTGTTCATCTTCCCATTCATATTCTTTACTTATTTCTTTTAAAATATTTATTGTTTGCTCTAAGCATTCCATTGCACAATAAGTTATCTCATAATCTTTAGACATTTAGTTCTGTTATTATATAATAATATTCTTGATCTACTTCTTTAATATATGCTAAGTTACTAAAATAATCTAAAAGTTTATGCCTATCTTTTGCTGACTCCCATAATGTATGACAACCAGTTCTTTCTCCCATTGACAAACAATGCAATGTTATGTTCCTTCTATCAGTTACTAAATCACCACGTCTTGATCTTGGTATGATATGAGAAAAACTTAAAGGCACAACGTTACCATGTTGACCGCAGCCAGAACAAGTATTGCTTTCTAATAATATCTCATGATATATTTTATTTAATTGCCTTTTTATTTTATCTTGTTTTTTACTCACCTTAAATATTTATCTATTTCTTTTTTACATTGACTAAAGCCTTTACATATTACAGCCTTATAACCTCTTGCGTTTAATGCTTTTATCCATTCCTTTTGTGATTTAGTAGGTCGTCCAGTTTCAGTTTTAATCTCAATAAATAAGCCATGATAATTGTGATTAGGCTCTGTTATTTGTAAATCTGGGAATCCAGCCCAATAACCAGTTTTCTTTGCCTTACGGGCTTGAGAAATTGATGTTCTTATTCCACCTAAACTTGCACAAAACCTAGCCTTTGGATATTGCATTCTTATATAATTAACAACATGAGTTTGCAAATCAGTTTCATTCATATTATCCTCAATTGAGATTGATGTTCTTTTATTCGTTTCATTGCAGCTTCATAATATTCTTTATCAAGCTCACATGCTGTTAAATCAAATCCTAAGTTATGACAAGCAGAAGCAATACTGCCGCTTCCAAGATGTGTATCAAGTATTTTATCACCTTCTTTTGCATATACCATTAAAAGCCATTCATATAATTGTACTGGTTTTTGTGTTGGATGAAATCTTTTGCATCTATCTTTTGATAAATGATATTTAAATGATCTTAATGCTCTTTCAAAAGATGTATATGCTAACTCCCCATCAGAGAAATCAGATGATCCATTCATTTTATCCCAATAAATCCAACCCATTGAAGGTTTTTTTATTTTATCAATCATATAATTAGCTCCCCATATAATTTGGTTTTTACTTACTCTAAATAATTCGTTAAAATATTCAATGCTTGGAGTTTCATTGTCCCATGACTTCCCTTTGTTTTTATATTTTCCAGATCCTAAAGTCATTTTATTTACGCTGATTCCATAAGGTGGATCAACTATTGCTAAGTCAAAATGATTGTCCTCATATCTTGACATTAACTCCATGTTATCTTCGTTAGTTATATTAATCATATGTTGGTAGTGTTAAATCTAATGTTGTTGAACTCCAATAACTAATGTTATTCATTAAATCATTAAACTCTTTTTTTGTTAGTGTTGATGTTCCTTTTAAATATACCTCAGTAAAGCCCTCCTCATTTTGTCTTT